TACGCTTAAGGTATTGACAAAAACGGTGAAATTATACTTTCCGTCAGCAGTTATGTCAAAAGTATCATTGTCAAGGTCAAAATGAGTACCCGTTCTTGTTTGGAAGTTTATCTTTTGATACGTTACTGCATTCGGTTGGTTTTGGTACATATAGCCTTCCTTACGGTGCAGCCATAGCGACAGGTCTTGAAATGGCACGGAGTTTACAAATTCACCCGTAAACGTGATGCCGTACTTTGTAGCAATGCTTTCTAAAATAGTGTAAACCTTTAGGGCAGGCTTCAGTTCAAAGTAACGGATGCCCCTATCCCCTTGCCTTCCTTCGCCTTCTCCTCCTTCTCTATAAGCAATGTTGTTCACACTATCAGCACCCGTGTCATTCGCGCTTTGATAGTACCAATTCTTCACAGGGCTGCATAATGGGTAAAACAACGGAGCGTGTGTGTCGGTGGTCAGCCTATCATAGATTGCCTCATCGGTATAGGGGTGGTCGTATGCGCTGAAGTCAACGTCATACAAATAGTCCTCGCCAAATAAGTCCGTAAGCGTTACAACCTCCCCATAGAACGTCAAGGTGTAAGCATACGGCTCTGTGCCTTTTAGCTGCACGTTCTCTACCTCAATCACCCCCGTGCGGAATGGCAAGGAGTTTATTTCAATTCTTGCGGGTTGCCGTAGCCTACCATCAAAAGTATTAGCAGCACTTGTGGTTGTTGCACCTGCGTTCCAAACCGTGTTAAAGGTATTCCAAGTGAAGCCTATGCTATTCCATACGGGGCTGCCGCCCGTCTCCGTAGTGATAACAGAACTTGTGATATTAGCGTTGTAGTAGTGCTGAAGTATCTCGTTGTTGCGTGGGCTTGCAGGAATGGTAAACCCCTGCGTAAAGTCCGTGAACACCTTGCTGATGTCCTGCACGTTCTGCACCGAGAGGTTGATGCTTATCTCCTCATCATCAAAGATGTCAAGGCGAAAGCCATTGACGTAAATATCAACCTTGTTCATCGTACCAAACTGCGCTCATCAAATCCGAAGTCAAAGGACATGGTGTAATTGATAAGCTTTGTGTTCACGCTCTTTTGGTATTCTATGGTTCCGCGATTCGGAACTGCACTTACCCAATTACTATTGGTATAGACCGCAACATACTCGCTCATCAGAATGTCCTCAATAGTCTCATCGTAGTTTTGGTCAACGAACCCTGTGTTTAGAGTTAGGGTGTTGCGAGAGTTGACATTAAAAGATTGGTACTTGCCCACCTCCAATGAAGGGGTGGTGAAGCCATCGTTGTAGATGCTCTTTTGGTAGGAGTCCTGCGTGAAGTTACCACGCTCATCGCTGCGCTTAAAGAACGTGATGAAGTCAGCAACGCCAAAGCGGTTGATGAACGCCACCTGCACAGGGTCGTACTTGGGTTCGCAGATTACATAATAGCGTACACGCGTAATTTCAACAGGCGATTCAGCGTTATTTAATAGAATCACATCGTAGTAACTGCCCACACCACCATTGGGTTGGGTGCTTGGCTTTACCCTACTTGGCAGTTCGTTATTAGCCTCAAGGTTTGCGGGGCCTACGCCTGCGTAGATTACAAGGTCTTGGGTGTTGTTGCTTGCAGGACTTGGGGGGGTAGTACCCCCGCCTGTGGTTGTAAATAGTTCAGAAGTCCCACTTTGCCAAGTGATGCGGATTGAACCCAAAGCATTAGCTGCGCTATTGTTGATTGCAAGGGATTCGTAGTTGCCTACAAGCACCTGCCGATTGCGGGTCGTGGCAAGCAGGGCTTGACTTACTGCCACAGGAGCAATGTTGTTGCGAGTAGCCCACCCATCGGTTGCGATAAATGCTTGAGCGTTATTGCCTGACCAAATGGCCGTGTCAGGGGCGGCTCCATTATTAGAAAATGTCCATTCACCAAGAGGCGCAACCCACAATACTTCACCCTGTGGACTCTGCGTATAGCCTATGTCATCCCATACGCTAAAGTCGTGGTAGAACTCCGAGCGCACAAGGTCGCTGATTTCGTAGTTGATTACCTCGTTTATGGAGTAGGACTTGTTTAGAACGTAGTTTGCCGCTGCAGGTAATGTCTTTGCCCCCGAATAAATATACAACGACAAGTCCATCTCATCAAGTTGGTCAGCAGCAAGGGCGTTATTCTTGCCCGTGATAAACAATGGGCTACGAGCCATTGATAAGCTTGCAGGTCGTGATAAAGTTGGTGTACTCATTTTTTAGAAACTATTTTTTATTGCGTTAGCAATTTCGGGTGGCAGTTTGTTGAATGCGATATTAAATGGAGTGCTAAAGAATTTAGTGGGGGCAATACCCTGCCTAAATACCGACTCACGAACTGCAAAAGGATTCAGCCCCTTGCTCTCTGCCCACCGCTTGAAGTGCTTTACCGATGGCTTCTTGCCATCCTTGTAACTGTATGGGCTATTGGGTGCTTTCTGCTTCCATATCTTGCCCTTGTTGTTGCGCTTGTTAAATGGGCTTGTACTCTTTCTCGTGCCTCCTGCACCCCTTACTCCTTTGTCTTGGTACTCACCATAATCCTCCATTAAGAAAGCCATAGAGAAATTAGTCCCTTCGTAGGTTATGTTATACCGAAGTGAATTGTAAAGGGTCTTGTCAAAGTTGTGCTTGCCTTTGGTGAGGTTACTCCTCGCCTGTTGAATGACATATTTGCCAAACTTAATAAGTACCGCAGCAAGCAAATCCTCTCGTGCCATTTTAGCAGATGCTTATCTCGGTGTTAGCAAGCAGCACGTCAAAGGTTGCAGTCCACCCTGCAAGCAGGTTCTCAAACCTCTCGCTAAAGGGAACGCAAGAAGCAGTACCATCCAACTGATAAAGGTCGGTGTACAGAGTACCCCTGCGCAGCTCCGTCACCACATCGTTGATTACTGCGAGCTGCGTGTTCAAGATGTTTTGCTCGTTGCTCGTGCCGTAGAACGGCTCTGCCTGCAAGCGAGGGTTCTCTTTGGTCTCATCTACCAAGTCCATGCAAACGATGCTCACGTTCATCCGTACTATTTGTCCTTCAAATGTTGCTTGGTTGATGATGATGTGCGACAAGGGGAAGATGGTCTGCTTGTTTAGGTCTATGTCAAAAATATCCCCTGTCGTTACCACGTTGACTTGGCTATTGGCCTCAAGGGTGTCTTTTAGCTTGGTGGTGATGTCGTAGAACTGTCTCATTTTTTTATCTTATCTAATTGTTTGCGTTCAACGTCTATGCGCTCTTTTTCAAAAACGAGAAAGGTAAGGGCTTCGTGAACGCCAAGCCTTCCGACTCGTTCAAATCTTGTAACATCTCCTTGAGCAAGCTGATGGAAGGAAGAATACCATCCCCACTTTCTACCGAATTGGGACTCTGCGGAGTACTCGTTTTCTCCTTCTCCAAAGAGGTCAGGGTAGCGAGCAGTAGTTCGTTTCCTAAAAGCCAAAAAAAAACCGATGCTCCCATCACAACATCCATTGGCGCATCCTTCATTGATGCGGAGTATTTGGATGCTGATTCGTATGGCTCAATAGCATACCGCTTGCCTACGCGCTCGGTGATGGGTCGGTAGAGGACTGCCATCGTTTTGTGCAGCTCTTGTATGTCACCCATATAATTATCCAAATCTACATACTCCCCAAAGGTGATGTCCTCAAGGTTAGGGATGAACCCGTAGGTTTCTCCACCCATCGTGAACTCTGTCTTTAGGTTTGGCTTCTCGCTGAACATCGTATTGATGTGGCGCATCACATTGGCTACGCTTGCGAACTTTACATTTGGCAAGTCAGCAAGAGGCACTCCGCAGAATATCTCAAGCATCTTGTGGGTCAAGAACTCCTCATCGCCCTCAAGCCTCGCAAAGCGTTGGTATTGGTCAAGCGTTATCTCCGACAGGGCGGTGGGTACAATTACCTTTAGTTCCATTGTATTAAAATAACCTTTTAGTTTTAGCGTATGGCATACCTGCCAAAGTTAGGTCTGCTTAGTTTGTTGTAGGTCGCATAGCGCAGCGCATCAATGGCGTGGTTGAACGCATCTATCGGTTTGTTGAGCAGGTTTCCATTTTTGTCTTCTACCCATTTGTAGTTCTGAAGTTCCTTGATTAGGTTGCTGCTTCGTGGGGTTACAAATAGCTTGTGCCGCTTCAGCACGTCAATACCCACTATGACGCTATCTGCGCCCTTCTGCGTGGGTTTCACGTTCCATCCCATACGATGCAGCTCCTCAATACTTTTAGGCTCCGCAGAGTCAGCATATATCTCTGTGCGCCTATCAAGGTTTAGGGACTTCAATACGTTACTGATGTCGGGGTTGGTCATCCCTGTGCGGTAGATAAGCTCATCCACATAAAGATTGTCCCCCGACTTATAGACCGCCACAAGTGCGGTGGGGTCGTTGGTGTAACCAAAGTCCATCCCGTGACATAAGAGCGTGGCATCCGTTGGTATCTCTGCTTGCCCGTATTGGAAGATGGTGGCTCTGCTCATACCACGTTCTCCAAGTCCGTAGATTCTCCAATAGTCGCTATCGGTATCACGCAAGCGTTCTATTTCATTTCGGATGCTGCTATCAAGAAACGGGTTGTCAAGGTACGTGGTCTGATGGAACTCGCAGTCATCTCGGGTTACCACCTTATCGTAAATCCAATGGAACGCATCGGAGGGGTTGTAGTCAAGGATTGCCCTGCCTTCGGTACGCAGGATGAGCTGCTGCCAATCCTCGTACGTCAGCTCGTTGGCTTCATTGATGTATAGCAAGTCCCTCTTGCGACCTCGTATCTTCTGCGGTTGGTCAAGGCTTATGAACTCCACAAGGTTGCCATTCAGATAATACTCGTGGCTTGACCTGTTGTGATAGGCCTCGTTGTACAGGTCGTGGTTGCGCAGTATCTCAAAGAAGTCACGCATCACAGAAGCACGAAGCGCAGGGAACGTCTTACGACATATCGTAATGGTCTTGTTGCTTTCTGTTGTGCTATAATAAAAAATGACCCATAGCAGGATGTTGTACGTCTTCCCACTACGAGTACCGCCCTGCTCAACGACTATCTTCTTGTCGCTGCGCTTTAGGTGGTTATATACTTTATTGGTCTGAATCTTCTCCAAGCACTTCAATTTGAAATAGCTTGCCCGAAGATACGTCTACCTCTTGGCGTTCCACGTACCCACGCTTCTTGCCTTTGGTCTTTAGAAAAAAGATAGTAGCGGTGGAGTTACCCTCCTTTATCTGCTTGTGCAGTTGGCTCTCTGCGAAGTCAATGGCTACGTCTGATAGTTCTTCGACTGCTGCTTTGTATTCTTTGTCTTCTTGCAGCCATCGGTAATGCGTTTGCCTTGCAATGTCAACACTCTTGCAAGCGGAGGTCACAACCCCTAACGATTTCTCCAATGCATCAAGCATTGCCTTTTTATGGATGTCACTACTTGTCATAAGGCTTGCCGTTTATTTTTATTTCAAGGGATGGGTCAAGCTTGTGCATTCGGTCTATTATGACTTGGCAATACTTCGGGTCAAGTTCCATACCATAGCACTTGCGGTTGAGTTGGTGTGCTGCTACCATTGTAGTTCCCGTTCCTAAAAATTGGTCAAGAACTATGCCCTGACTATTTGTGAATTGCAATGCCCATTCGGGTAAATCAATTGGAAAAGTTGCAGCGTGAACACTTGAAAATTCATTATTTCTATTGGGCTTACCACGATAGATATTCTGAATCGTTCCTCTGAAATTGCCATTTGGAATTGCACGAGTGGCCTTTTCTTTGGATGAAATGAAAAACATATACTCCCAAACACTTGTCATAACATTTTCTGCCATTGCAGGCGCACCGTGACCCTTGTCCCATATAGCCACATCAATGAAATTATTTTTGTATTGATGCAAATAATCAATCAACGCCACCTTGTTTCCTGCTAAACTTTGAATATTGCAAATCAAGTAATCCGCATTCATCAATGCATTATTTGTAAATCCAATCAATAAATCTAAATAATCAGATTGCTTTTGATTGTCGTTATATTCATTGTATTTATTGTCCGTTGTGTGTGTGTTGCCACTCAATAATTCGCTTTTACCCGCATTGTATGGTGGAGATGTAAATGCAATATCAGCTTTCTCTCCGTTCATAAGCCTTGCGACTGCATCGCTATCGGTAGAGTCCCCACATAGCAGACGGTGGTTGCCTATCTCTATTAAGTCCCCTAAAACTACGTCTGTCTTTATTTCGGATGGTGCTTCGTAGTCATCCTCTTCGGCTTCAAGTACAGGGGTATTGTCAAAGGGCAGCTCAAGCCCCCAATCTTCTAATGCTTCCACATCCCATTGGTTAGCGAGTAAGTCCCAATCCCACTCCCCGAAGCCTACGTTATCCTTAATGATAAACTCAGCCTTCTGCGCATCGGTCAGTTGGTCTGCTACAATGATAGGCACCTCTTTAAGCCCTGCTGCAATACACGCCTTTAAGCGCATATTTCCCCCAAGCACTACCATATTGCCATCTACTACGATTGGGCGCAGCTCAAGCATCTGTGGGAACTCCTGTATGGACTTTACAAGCTTCTTGAACTTGTCATCCTTTATGATTCTTGGGTTTGTTGGGTT